TGATATGGGCAGCTGCATCACAGACTTTATCAACGGGTGGTCAATGTATATCATTATCTACACCAAATGGTGTTGGTAATTGGTTTCATAGGACTTGGTCTGATTCAGAGGACGGGTTAAATGATTTTAACTCTATAAAACTCCATTGGACTGTACATCCTGAAAGAGGACAAGAATGGAGAGATGAACAAGACAGATTATTAGGGCCAGCTATGGCTGCTCAAGAATGTGATTGTGACTTCATCACTTCAGGACAAAATGTTATTGATGGTGTTATTTTAGAAGAAATGAAAAATACCACGTGTAAAGAACCTATCGAAAAACGTGGCATTGATAGTAACTTGTGGATTTGGGAGCCGCCAAATTACACAAAAGATTATATAGTATGTGCTGACGTTAGTAGAGGAGACTCTACAGATTATTCTGCTTTTCACGTTATAGAATTGGAAAGTTGTAGACAAGTAGCAGAATATAAAGGTAGAATATCTACAAGAGACTATGGTAATATATTAGTTAACGTAGCTCAAGAATACAATGAAGCACTACTTGTTGTGGAGAATAACAATATTGGTTGGGCAGCAATCCAACAGATAATCGATAGAGATTATCAGAACCTATTCTACACATCAAAAGATTTAAAGTATGTCGATACTCAGAGACAAGTTCATAACAAGCACTATAGAGAAGAAAAACAAATGGTGCCTGGTTTTACAATGTCTATGAAGACAAGACCATTGGTTATAGCAAAGTTAGAAGAATTTTTTAGAGAAAAAGCAGTTGAAGTTAAATCACATAGGTTAATTGATGAACTGTTTGTATTTATATACAATGGACAAAAAGCAGAAGCAATGAGAGGCTACAATGACGACTTAGTATTATCTTTTGCTATGGGATTGTGGATAAGAGAAACTGCTCTACGATTAAGAGCAGAGGGTATTGAATTATCAAGAAAAACTTTATCCAATATAAATGCACATGAGGGAGTTTATGCTGCAGATGAAAATAAAAATGATTCTTGGATACAGAATATTGGTCCAAGTAAACAAAAAGAGTCCTTAGAGTGGCTACTTAATTAAAGAGGTAAATGATGGCTGATACAACATTATTTGGAAGATTACAACGACTATTCTCAAATAACGTAATTGTTAGGAATGTTGGTGGTAAAAAACTAAAAATAGCTGATACTGATAAAGTTCAGCATATAGCAAAAAGTAATCTTGTTGACAGATTTACAAAATTGTATTCTGGCTATGGAGCATCTGCAACTACAGACGCAGTTCATAAGAAATCACTAAGATTAGGATTATTTAAAGATTATGAATCGATGGATGATGATGGTATTATTGGTTCTGCATTAGATATCTATGCAGACGAATCTACTATGAAAAGTGAATATGGAAGTGTCTTAGAAATACAAACAGAGAATGAGAATATAAAAGCAATATTACATAACCTATTTTATGATATACTAAACATAGAATTTAATTTATGGCCGTGGGTTCGTAATATGTGTAAGTATGGTGATTTCTTTTTACATTTAGAAATCAACGAAAAGTATGGTATTACAAATGTAGCACCACTTTCAGCATATGATGTAGCAAGAGTAGAAGGATTAGATCCAGAAAATCCTCATTATGTTAAGTTTATCATAGAACAAGGAACAAATGAGAGTTCAGCATACACTACTTCAAAACCACATCAATCAGAATTAGAAAATTTTGAAGTAGCACACTTCAGATTGCTTTCAGATTCTAACTTTCTTCCATATGGTAAGTCAATGGTTGAACAAGCAAGAAAAACTTGGAAGCAGCTAACACTTATGGAAGATGCTATGATGATACATCGTATTATGAGAGCACCTGAAAAAAGAGTATTCCAAATAGACATTGGTAATATTCCACCTGCAGAAGTTGATAACTATATGCAGAAAATTTTAAATAAGATGAAGAAAACACCTATTATCGACCAAGCAACAGGCGAATACAATCTAAAGTATAATATGCAGAATATTACGGAAGATTTCTTCTTACCTGTACGTGGTGGAGATAGTGGAACAAGAATTGAATCACTTCCTGGTTTAACTTATGAAGCTATAGAAGATATTGATTATTTAAAGAATAAAATGTTAGCAGCACTTCGTGTTCCTAAAGCATTTATTGGATATGAAGAATCACTTGGTAGTAAAGCAACACTTGCAGCAGAAGATGTAAGGTTTGCTAGAACTATCGAAAGAATACAAAGAATTACAATATCAGAGTTGACTAAGATAGCTATTGTTCACTTATACGCACAAGGTTATCAAGACGCAGACTTAGTAGATTTTGAATTAGATCTTACAAATCCATCCACAATATATGAAACTGAAAAAGTTGAGTTGTGGAATAGTAAAACACAGTTAGCATCTTCTATGTTACAAGATGGTATAGTTTCTACAGAGTGGATTTACAAGAATGTATTCAATTTTACTGACGATAAGATTAAAGAAATGGATAATCAGATTGTATTTGATTATAAGCAGAAGTTTCGCAGAGCTCAGATAGAGAGTGAGGGTAACGACCCTGCAAAGAGTGGAGAAGCACAAGGAACACCATCAGATAATCAAGCAGGTAGGACAGGACATGAGTTAGATGATCAAGGTGGTTCACCTCCTGGTGGATTTGAAGGTGCGGGAAGACCAAAAGAAGGTGGAAAATACGGAAAAGATAGTGGAGCTAGAGGTAGAGATCCTTTAGGTGCACATGATAAGAAAAAACAGTATAATCCAGGCTTAGCACTCGCCCATTTTGATGGTTTAAAAAAGAATATGGAAAAATTTTCTAAAAAAGACTATCGATTAATAAACGAAGCTGATACGATTGAAAACGAATATAAAGAAGAACTTAAAGACGTTAAAACAAAGTAATTTTTTATATTTTTATATTTATATATGACATACTTAACGCTGGAGCATTTTAATGTTGAATAAAAAAATGAAACACAATAAGATTAAGAATACAGGCATTCTTTTCGAATTGTTAACAAGACAAATTACAGTAGACTTAATGGAATCAGACACTTCCAAAGCTGTAGATATAGTAAAGAAGTATTTTAAAAATGGTACACAACTCGGCAAAGAGTATGAACTATATAAGATACTTACAGAAACAAAATATAATACTGAATCTCGTGCAGAAACATTGATTGAAGCTGTAATGGATAATAGAAAGAAGTTAGATGGTGGTTCTATTAAAAGAGAAAAGTATAATCTTATAAAAGAAATAAGAGGTTCTTATAATGAAAAAGATTTTTTCAATACAAAAATCAATAATTATAAAGTTTTAGCGTCCATTTACAATTTATTCCAACATAAAGAAGAAGTAGCTCCAGATAAATATGTTGCAACAAAATATACTATTGTAGAAAATATTACTTCTCGATCTAAAGCTCACAAGAGTAATAAAACATATGATTATCTAAAAAAGCAAGAAAAAGACTTGAGAATATTAGCATATTCTACATTAGTAGAAAAATTTAATAAAAAATACTCTAATTTAACAGGAAAACAAAAGAAATTAATTAAAGAATACATTAATAACATTTCTAATACAAATAAGTTAAGAGAGTATGTCGATAGTGAAATTGAAGTAGTAAAAGATACTTTGAAATCTCAACTTAAAAAAGTAGATGATAAAGTTACACAAATTAAGCTAACAGAAGTTGTTAATCAAATCGATAAGATGAAAAAAGGCAAGATTGTTTCTGATAAGCAGGTTGTTTCGATGATGAGATATTACCAACTAATAGGAGAGATAGATAATGTCGCAAACTAAATTTGATAAACTTAAAGAAACACTTCGTGAACTTATCGAACAGGACTTAGAAGAAGCATCCGTAACAGGTGCATTAGACGGCGGAGAAGGTCCTCCCAAGACACCATTTGCTTTTAGTGGCAAACGTAAAAAAGACAAAAAGAAAAGAAAAAGTATAGCAAGCCAAAGTGGTTACAGTATGACTGAAGCTAAATTTGCAGTAAAAGTTAATGTTGGTACTAAAGGTGAATCAGCTACTATTATAATTGACGCAGGTTCTAAAGCCGCAGCAGAAATGATGGTTGTTAAAAATCTCAAAAAGGGAAGAAAAGCAATCACAAGTGTTAAGAGAGTTGAAGCTGGTAAAGCAAAACAAGTTGATAAGAAACTTGAA